TGGCTTATATATCAACACCTTATATTGAAACTGTAGAAGTGTCATTTGACGAAAAGAATAAACTGATTGAATAACTTGACATATCACTTTACTTATAGTATAATATACATAATGACAGTAACACTTACAAAATATTTAAATCAAACCACTGTCGCTATTTTGCGACACCTCAATGGTCGTGATGTATTACTACCATTATGAATATTATACCACCATACAATAGCTATGTCAACCTGTCTGGGCAAAGGCTCTCACTATCTATCTTTCCCTATCAACACTATGTGTTATTTGTGAGTGTAAACTTTTGCTGTTGGTGTAAAACTGTTTTACTGTCTCCCTGTTTTTCCTGTATGTTTTTCGTGAGTGTGAACTTTTGCTTTTGATAAAAACTATCAGGCTCGGCTACGCCCTGCGTTTTAAGTTATCTATTGTAGTGTACATCTGACTGCGACTAAAACATTAAGGTCGCTGGGAGAAGGCGTGATGGTAATTTAGTGCTTTATTGATTATGAACTTTTTATAATGGTGTTGTTGTTGGAAGCCGTGGATACCCTTAGTGTCGCTTTTTTCAGGTGAACTTTGATGGTAACTGGCCATATGGAAACTGTAGTGAAATCACTACATAATAGGTCTGACTTCGGTTCATGGTTCACAATGGGTCTAACTTTACATATAGAACTGGAACTATACATATTGTCAAACTATGGTTGTACTTAAGTGATTGTTTTTCTTAAGTTGTAGTATAGTATATATTATGTTTATTATACATATTTTTAGGTCAGTTCCATAGTTCCTACTTTTTTTATAGGACAAATCCTTTCTGCTACAAATACCACACCGCAAAAACTAGAGGCACGACCTTGAATATCTCAAAAAACTTTTTATCCTTTTCAAAAAGTGTGAACCATGGAACTTTTTTGTAATATCAAACACTTAAGTGTGAACCGAAAATGGAACTGAGGTACTTTACATATGGAACTGAAGAAAGGCGAGAGCTAGAACTTTAGTCAGAGAACTGGTGATACTAAGAACTGGTTACTATAGTAACTGGTATTAAAAAAAAAAAAAAAAAAAAAAAAAAAATGAAGTTTTCATAAAAAATCTGGCGAAAAATTTGAGCCAAAAAAAAACCCTGATACTCATAATATCAGGGCTAAAAGTTGACGTCCTTGTCATTCCTAAAGATTTATAACATTTTCTTGATATCTTCAAATGTATATTTTGATTTGTCCATTTCAAGAAATTCCTTTGCAAGTTTTTCAAGTTTACCTTGTGCCAGTATGCTGTCTTGTGGACTGACTTTGGCATCTGTAGACTTTCCTTTATTACCTATGGTTTTATGCTGTTGGGCTATTGCTTTAGCAACTTGCTCAAATGCCTTAAGAGTAACCTTATCAACCTCAACCTCAACTTTTTCAACTTCTGGACTATTTACAGCTCTCAAATCATCTCTAAATTCACCCCATTTGTCTTTAATGTTGGTATCAAGATTTCGCATAAATCCTAAAGGTTTATTATTACTTCTAAAATGTGCTGATACTTCAGCATTATAATCCTTCTTAAGAGTTGGTGCGTCCTTCATACAATCTTCAATTTTAAAATCATATGTTTTATCACCAATTTTAACCCCAGTAAGATTGATTTTATTTTTAGTTAAAAACTTCATAATAAAACCCTCATATAAATCCTTATGGATTTTTGGGAACGCTGTTTTGACTTGACCAAATGTTGAACAGTTTTTCAATTTTGGCTCAAAGTCATCAAGCATTTTTGCTTGTGCAATTTCTTGCACCTTTATGTCTTGACCTTGTTGATTCAAGTCAAACCATTTACCAATGATATTTACTATATCTATCTTTTTATTTGCTTTCATAGTTTTTTCTCCTATGTTTAAGTTTAAATTATGTAGTGAAAAACCTTCATATCACTACAGCTTTTTTATGGCTATCAATAACTCATAGTCATAATTCATTAAACCATAAATAAAGTTATTTGTACAGTGATATATGACTTTAATTTTATTTTAATCATATCAATAACTTACGAGCCTTTTTGTAGTGATTTCACTACAATTATTTAAATCGTAAACTATCAGTAAATTAGAGTATTCTAATATACCCACATACCCCATATCCCCCAAGTCAACATATCGTATGCTGTATGTATATACATAGTAATTTACACAAATAATCAGAAAAATATGTAAAGCCAGCCACCTACCCCCTCTATATGTAAAGTACCCCCCGTCATCAAAGAAAAGGCAAATGCAAAAAAATTTTCTGCAAAAAATTCAAAAACCAAGGGGCGAAAAAAAACCCCCAGCAAATGTGGGGGAAAAGAAAGTAACGATAATAAACTTAAACTTGAGGAGGGTAAAATAATTAAAAACCCAAAAATCATCGTTACGTAGGGGACTGTGCTTACATCTCTACTTTACTTATTCCATTTCTACCACATACATCTCAACAATGCAAGACTTTAATATCAAGTCTAAACCACCATAGCCATCGTCAGAAGTATAGGTGTTACATAGTTTTACGCATTCTTTATCTTGATGCAGTAAATAGCCTATACTATAAGCTAGTATATGTTTTTCTTTTTTTATTTCTTCTTCAGTTTGCCAAGAGGAGTTAGCCGTGTGGTCTTTCCAAACTACAATATACAAAGGGTAGTTGGTTTTCTTATATTCAAAAGGTTGCTTTTTCATTCATGTTCACTTGAAATAATTTGTTTAATAAGCTTTAGGTTAGCAATAATATCTTCAGGATGCACCTGAATATGAGTGACTCCGTCCACATCCGTGTGTAAAAGATTTTCTTTTGGCTCTGGCAACAGTTTTTTAATGTATGCTGCATAATAAGCGTTTTCAATTTTTTTCCTAACGTTGCGGGAAAGTCCTAAGTAGTAATAAAGGAATTGGTCTCTTTCTTCTTGAGTTTCCACTTCAAATATGTTTAGATGCAAAACTCCGTCTCTCGTTAAATTCATGTCCATAGAAACCTCTCAAGTTTCATTGTATTACAAATAATTATATATTATACTAGGAGTTTGTAAAGTAAGCTGCAATTAATGTACACAGGTGTAAACAGCGACACATGAAAACAGAAAACACTTCCGAGAACCAAGTAGTAATGGTCCCAAATATAGAGGACAGTATTCCATTACCAAAAAATGCTAGAGAAGCCCTACCTGATATGTCTCCTGATGAAGAACTTACCATGAGAGCTAATACTGTAAAACTTATTTCTGATTTAGCAGGTCAAAATATAGAGCCATCCACAGAGAATATGGAGCAAGCAGAGCAAGTAGCGAAACAAATGATGGAAAAACCAGAGCTTAAACCAGATTTTGGTAACTATCCTAACGAAACGATAGCTTATCTTGCAGGATTAGTTGCTCAAACTAGCCACATGGTGGCAAAAGACTTGTCTGATATTAAACTTTCAGTCCTCAATGGTTTGCTACAAGAGGCAGCTCTTGCTAAATCACCTAGAGAACGCATCAGTGCGTGGAAAGCGATTGGTGAAATAGATGGAGTTGACGCATTTAAGAAGAAAACTGAGGTCACACACATTAATAAGTCAGGTGAAGAGTTAGAAAGAGAGCTTAAAAAGACGATTGATGAGCTCAAAGGTAAGATTATACACACTAAAGAAGTAGTTGAAGTACAAGATGTGGAGTTTGAAGATGATTAGCCCTAAAGATTTAGAGTTATTAGAGCAAGCACTCCCACAAATGAGCGAATCCGAAAGGCAACGCAACCTAAAACTGCTCCAAGACTACAAAGCAGAGCTAGTTAAGGAAGCTGGAGGTAAAACTTTTTTAGAATTTATTAAACACGTCTATCCAGACTACAAAGTAGGAGCACATCATGCCAAACTTGCAAAATTATTTGAAGAAATTGCTGAAGGTAAACGTAAAAGAGTCATTGTTAACATTGCACCGAGGCATGGGAAGAGTGAGCTCATATCTTACTTGGCACCTGCATGGTTTTTGGGAAAACACCCTGCAAAAAAGGTCATCATGGCTTCGCACACTGCAGATTTGGCTGTCAACTTTGGTCGTAGAGTTCGAAATCTGGTTGGTTCGGACTCGTACAAAGATATATTTCCAGATGTATCGCTACAGGCGGACTCTAAGTCAGCGTCCCGTTGGGGTACGAACTTTAATGGCGAGTATTTTGCTATTGGGGTGGGCGGTGCTTTGGCTGGTCGTGGTGCCGACTTATTTATTATTGACGACCCTCACTCGGAGCAAGACGCTAAGTTAGGAAAGCCAGATGTTTTTCTACCAGCATGGGAATGGTTTCAATCAGGACCACTACAACGTCTAATGCCAGGTGGTGCGATTATTGTGGTGATGACTCGTTGGTCAAAACTTGACCTAACAGGACAAATTGTAGACCAGATGATAAAAAATGATGAAGTAGACGACTGGGAGGTAGTAGAGTTTCCAGCTATCTTTGAAAAAGACGGAGAAGAAGTACCATTGTGGCCTGAGTTCTGGCCAATAGAAGAACTACAGTCTAGACGTGCTGCATTAGATATACGATATTGGAACGCACAGTATTTACAAAATCCAGTATCTGAAGAAGGGGCTCTGATAAAACGTGAGTGGTGGAATATGTGGGAAGGAGAAAAGCCTCCTGCGTGTGAATTTATTATAATGACACTTGATGCTGCTCAAGAAAAAAACAATCGTGCTGACTATAATGCTCTGACCACGTGGGGTGTCTTTATGAATGAAGAGACCAATAACTACAACATTATGTTACTAGATGCTATTAAACAGAGACTGGAGTTTCCAGAGCTTAAAGAGTTGTGTCTGGATGAGTATAAGTCATGGGAGCCAGATGCGTTTGTGGTAGAGAAGAAGTCCAACGGTGCTGCACTTTACCAAGAGTTCAGGCGTATGGGTATTCCTGTAGGGGAGTTTACACCAAGCAAAGGACAGGATAAAATTAGTAGAGTGAACGCTGTGTCTGATTTATTTAATTCAGGTATAGTATGGGCACCCGATAGAAGATGGGCACATGAAGTGATAGAAGAGTGTAACGATTTTCCGTCAGGTGCGAATGATGACCTAGTAGATGCGACAACGCTTGCCTTGATGAGATTCAGGCAGGGCGGATTTATTAGGTTGCCTAGTGACGAAGATGATGACATTCGAAGTCTAAGAAGGTACAATCAGAAACGTCTGTATGTTATTTAACAACGGAGATAATTATGTTATATAAATTCATAAAAGAAAAAACAGAATGGTTAATGGCAAAGCAACAACAACACTGCCGCACAATCAATATCGTATTATTAGTATTATTAATTATTTGTATATTATAGGAAAAAATTATGGCTGATGTAGATAAGGGTTTGTATGAAGCCCCGAAAAGCATGGAAGAAATGGCTCAAGACGAGCCTGATTTAGAAATAGAAATTGTAGACCCAGAAGAAGTTAATATTAGTGTTGACGGTATGGAGATAAATATTGACCCAGACCGTATGGATGATGAAGAGTTCTCTGCAAACCTTGCAGAAGAGATGGACGATGATTTGCTTGAGAAGTTAGCACAAGACCTTATAGAAGATTATCAAGCAGACGTAATTTCAAGAAAAGATTGGCTTGACACTTATGTTGATGGACTAGAGCTTTTAGGTCTTAAATTAGAAGACCGAAGTGAGCCATGGGAAGGAGCATGTAATGTCTACCATCCACTACTAACAGAAACTCTTGTTAAGTTCCAAGCAGAAACTATGACCGAAACATTCCCAGCAAGTGGTCCAGTCAAAACAACTATTATCGGTAAAGAGACTGAAGAGAATATGGATGCTGCTAATCGTGTAAGAGAGAACATGAATTATAAACTCACTGAAGAGATGACTGAGTATAGACCTGAGCATGAAAGAATGTTATGGGGTTTAGGACTTGCAGGTAACGCATTTAAAAAAGTTTACTTTGACCCTAGTTTAGACCGTCAGGTTTCTATGTATGTTCCAGCTGAAGATATTGTTGTGCCCTATGGTGCGTCTGATTTAGAGTCTGCTGAACGTGTTACTCATGTTATGCGTAAGACAGGTAATGAATTACGTAAGTTACAAGTTGGTGGCTTTTATAAAGATGTAGATTTAGGTGAGCCAACTTATGACTTAGACGATGTTGAGAAGAAGATTGCTGAGAAGATGGGCTTTAGTGCAACTACAGATAGTCGTTTTAAGATATTAGAGATGCACGTTGACTTAGATTTAGAGGGATACGAAGATAAAGACAAAGATGGTAAAGAGACAGGAATTGCACTACCTTATGTCGTAACTATAGAAAAAAGCACAAATACAGTGCTTGCTATTAGAAGAAACTATGACCAAGATGATAATACTAAACAAAAACGCCAACATTTTGTGCATTATGGTTATGTACCAGGGTTTGGCTTTTATCATTTTGGATTAATTCACTTAATTGGTGCATTTGCTAAATCTGGAACCATGATACTTAGACAGTTAGTAGATGCAGGTACACTATCTAATTTACCAGGTGGGTTTAAGTCTAGAGGACTTAGAATCAAAGGCGATGATACTCCTATCTCTCCAGCAGAGTTTAGAGATGTAGATGTGCCATCAGGTAGTATTAGAGATAATATATTACCACTCCCTTATAAAGAGCCAAGTCAAGTATTGAATTCACTCATGAACCAAATTATTGATGAGGGTAGAAGATTTGCAAGTGCTGCTGATTTAAAAGTATCTGATATGTCAGCTAACTCACCTGTAGGTACAACTCTTGCTATCTTAGAAAGAACACTAAAAGTTATGTCTGCAGTTCAAGCTCGTATACATTATGCTATGCGACAGGAGTTTAGATTACTTAAAGGTATTATTAGAGACTTTACACCACCAGACTATGATTATACTCCTGATGTTGGCTCAAGAATGGCGAAGCAAAGTGACTATGACCAATGTGAAGTAATACCTGTAAGTGACCCTAATGCTGCAACTATGTCACAAAAAGTAGTTCAGTATCAAGCAGTAATGCAGTTAGCACAACAGAATCCAGACATCTATGACATGATAGAACTTAACCGTCAAATGTTAGATGTATTAGGTGTTAAGAATGCAGAAAAACTAATACCACAGAAAGATAATATGAAACCTATGGACCCTGTTACTGAGAACATGAATATTATTAATAGTAAACCTGTGAAAGCATTTATTTATCAAGACCACGAGGCACATATTAAAACTCATTTAGCATTTATTAATGACCCTAAAATAAGAGAACTTATAGGACAAAGTCCAAACGCCAATAAAATTTTTGCAGCAATGGAAGCACATATTGCAGAACATATTGCCTTTGCGTATAGAAATAAAATTGAAGAAGAGCTTGGAGCTCCTCTACCACCACCAGGTGAACCATTACCTGAAGATGTGGAAGTAGAACTATCTAGACTTGTTGCTAAATCAGCTGACCAGCTATTACAGAAAAATATGGCTGAGGCTAAACAAGAACAGATTATGAAACAAGAAGAAGACCCACTTCTACAAATACAGAAACAAGAGCTACAAATCAAACAAATGGAAGCTCAAGCTAAAACTAAGAAAATGACAGACGACTCTGCTCTTGACGCAGCAAGACTTGAGTTAGAGAAAATGAGAATAGAGTCGCAAGAAAGAATCGCTGGTGCCAAGATTGGTGCTGACGCAGTCAACCAACAAAAACAGTTGGATGCAAAAGAATTTATGGAGGGCACTAAGTTAGGTGCTGAAGCCGTAAAGCAACAGAAGGACCGTAACAATACGCAAACTTAAAAACAGGAGAGAGCAATGGACGAAACGTTAAAGATTCTTGCTAATCAATTAGGCGAGGAAGAACAACGCATGAAAGACGATATGGCACAAGGTAGAGCTGAAGAGTACGCACAGTACATGCACGCTTGCGGTGTTATTAGAGGGTTTCAAATATCTCAAGGTCTTATAGCTACTATGTTAAGAAACATGGAGGAAGATGATGAGTGAAATACAAACCCCAGTTAAAGAAATAGTATCTGCATCGGGTGCACCTATAGGTGTTCCTAAACCAGCTGTAGATGAAACTAAACCCACACAATTACCTGATGTGCAAGGTTATCGTATATTATGTGCTGTACCACAGGTAGATGAAGCATACGAAAGTGGGTTGATAAAATCTGATAAAACCAAAACTATTGAAGAACATTCAACGGTGGTTTTGTTTGTACTAAAGTTAGGAGATATGGCTTATAAAGATGAAGAGCGATTTCCTACAGGTCCTTGGTGTAAAGAAGGAGACTTTGTTATAACAAGGGCATATTCTGGAACTCGAATTAAGATACATGGAAAAGAGTTTCGCATTATCAATGACGACACAGTAGAAGCTGTAGTGGATGACCCACGTGGCTACGAACGTGCATAACATGGAGAGCAAAGATGGCAAAGACAAAAATAGTCAATGAAATCCCTGATGAGTTAGAGATGGAGGGAGAGGAAATTGAGGTAAAGACTACAGAAGCCGAAAAAGCAGCTTCAGAGGAACAGACAGGTGATGTTGAGATTCCAAAAGAAGCAGCTAAAAAAGAGGCTGAACCTGTTCAAGAAGAGTTAGAGTTTGATATTGAAATTGAAGATGACACTCCAAAAGCAGACAGAAATAGAGAGCCTTTACCTGAAAATGTAAAACAAGAGCTTGAAGATGATAATTTAGAGGAATATTCTGAAAGAGTAAAAAACAGAATGGCCCAACTAAAAAAAGCTTGGCATGATGAAAGGCGTGAAAAAGAAGCTTCTCTTAGACGTGAAAAAGAAGCTGAAAGAATAGCGGCACTTCAAATGCAAGAAAACAAAAAGCTCAAAGAAACACTTTCAACAGGTGAAGAAGACTATCTTAAAACTCTTCAAGATAAATATGCAGGTGATTTAGCTGTTGCTCAAAGAGAGTATAAAGAGGCTTACGATGCAGGTGATAGTGAAAAGTTAGTAGAAGCTCAAACTAAAATGAATGAGGCTCAAGTTAGATTAACTCAAACTCAAGATAGGAAGCCTCAGTTTACTAAAGAGACTTTACAAACTGAACAAAATGAGGTATCTTCAGAGCAAGAAACAGTAAAACCTAATGTTCCACAGCCAGATGCGAAAGCTCTTGCTTGGCAAGAGAAAAACAAATGGTTTGGACAGGACGAAGAAATGACTTCATTGGCGTTAGGACTGCATGAAAAATTAGTTAGAGGTGGGGTAGACCCATCGTCTGACCAATACTACCATCGTATAAATGAAACGATGCAAAAACGATTCCCTGAATATTTTGGGGAGACTGATTCGTTGGAAGAGGCTAAACCTGCCCAACGCAAACCTTCAACTGTAGTTGCTCCAGCAACAAGGTCGACTGGCCCTAAAAAGGTTAGATTGACTAAAACACAGTTAGCTTTAGCAAAGAAATTCAAGCTAACACCAGAGCAATATGCACGCGAATTAATTAAAACGGAGAATACAAATGGATAAAGCTAAAAGTCGTACAACTAGAGAAGCGGTAAAACGTGAAGAAACTGATGTTCGAAATAAAGTATGGGAACCTCGTTCAACTTTACCAGAAATCAACCATGAAGCTGGTTGGGCGTATCGTTGGGTTAGGACTTCTTTACTTAATGATGCTGATAACATGAATGTATCCTCTCGTATGCGTGAAGGCTGGGAGCCTGTGAAACATTCAGACCACCCAGAAGTAAATTTACCTGCAGACCCTAATTCAAGATTCAAAGACGGTATTGAAGTAGGTGGACTGCTTTTATGTAAAATGCCACAGGAAATGGTAGACCAGAGAAATGAATATTACAGGGAAAAAGCCAGAGCTCAGGAACAGGCTGTAGATAACAACCTGATGAGACAGAATGACCCTAGAATGCCGTTATTTTCTGATAAAAAATCTACTACGACCAAAGGTAAGAGATAATTTTTTAAGGAGATTATATTATGGCAAGCACAGCCGCACCTCACGGTTTTAAACCGTTGAATTTGGTGGGGGGACAGCCTTATGCTGGTTCTACTCGTCAAATTAAAATTGCGTCTGGGTATAATACAAACATTTTCAATGGGTCAATCGTTTCTGTAGTAGCAGCGGGTACCATTGAATTAGTTACTACAAACGGAGATAACTCAACACCATTCCCTGCGGGGACAGTTGGTGTGTTTGTAGGATGTACATATACAGACCCAAGCACAAGCCAAATAACATTTAATCAGTACTGGCCAGCTGGCACAGTAGCTGCGGATGCAAAGGCTTATGTCGTTGATGACCCTGATGTATTATTACAAGTGCAAGCAGATGCCACTATGGCTCAAGCTACACTAGGTTCTAATGCTCATTTAGCAGCAGTTCAGTCTACTTCGACTGGTTCTACTGTTACAGGTAATTCAAACACAGCACTAGATGCAACAGTTAATACTACTTCAGGATTTGCGTTTAGAGTCGTCGATTTCGTTGACTCACCAGGTTCTTCAGTAGGAGATTCATTTACTGATGTAATAGTTAAATTTAACCCAGATGCTCATAGCTATCTGAACAAAACTGGTATTTAAGGAGAATAAATCATGGCAATTTCAAGAGCTCAGTTATTAAAAGAGTTGCTCCCTGGCCTTAATGCTTTATTCGGAATGGAATACGAGCGTTATGGTGAAGAGCATGCTGAAATCTACGAAACTGAAACATCAGAACGTAGTTTCGAAGAAGAAACAAAACTATCTGGCTTTGGTCAGGCCCCTGTTAAAGCAGAGGGTGCTGCAATCGCTTACGACAATGCTCAAGAAGCGTTTACAGCTAGATACAATCACGAAACCATAGCTTTAGGTTTCTCACTAACAGAAGAAGCTGTAGAGGATAACCTTTACGATACTTTATCTGCGAGATACACAAAAGCTTTAGCACGTTCAATGGCTAATACTAAACAAGTAAAAGCTGCTAACGTATTAAACAATGGTTTCCCAGGTGGTCCTACAGGTGGAGATGGTAAAACATTATTCGCTACAGACCATCCGTTAGTATCAGGTGGTACAAACAACAATGCACAATCAACAGCTGCTGACTTAAACGAGTCATCATTAGAAAATGCGGTTATTCAAATAGCTGCATGGACAGATGAAAGAGGTTTATTAATTGCTGCTAAACCACGTAAACTAATCATCCCACCAGCGTTACAATTCGTTGCAACAAGATTGTTAGATTCTGACCAAAGAGTTGGTACAGCTGACAACGACCTTAACGCATTGAAAAACAACGGTGCGATTCCTGAAGGATATGCTATCAATCATTACTTAACTGATACTGATGGCTACTTCTTAACAACAGATGTACCAAATGGTATGAAATACTTTGTAAGAACACCATTAACTACATCTATGGACGGTGACTTCGACACAGGTAATGTAAGATACAAAGCCCGTGAAAGATATTCATTCGGATTTTCCGACCCATTAGGAATGTGGGGCTCACAAGGTGCCTAATAAGCACACTTGAGGATGTTTAGTTTTCTCATAGTTTCTAAACATCACGTGAAAGCCTAGCTAATCTCTCGCTAGGCTTTCTTTTTTTTCTTTCAATTATTTTTAAAATAGGTATAATTTATCTATCGGGAAACATAGAACTTATCTAACTGCCCCCGAACAGACGCATACACGATAGATAAGTTTTAACTTTGTATGGAGATATAAGATGGCTACATCAACTTTTTCGGGTCCAGTAGTATCCAAAAATGGATTTATTAACACAGGGCCAGGTAATGTCGTAGATGCTGATTCAAGCATATCTTTAACAGTCGCTGCACACGCAGGTAAAATTATTCATAATGATGCCGCTGGAGCAGTAACTTACACATTACCAGCATTAAACGCAACAGCAGACGGAGCAAGCTCAGGACCAAGTTCTGACATTGACAACTTAAATAACCTTGGCTCTACTTTTACAATAGTTAATTCAATTACAAAAACTGGAGACTTAGTGGTTCAAGTTGCAAACGCAAATGACATTATGACTGGTTCAGCAACAATCGTTGACACAGATACAAGTGATAATATGGAAGGATTTGTAACAGCTTCTACGTCAGATACTATTACATTAAACGGCAGCACAACAGGTGGTGTAACACACGCTACAATTACATGCACAGCTATCAGTTCAACTAAATGGAGTGTTTCAGTTGTTACCGCTGGTACTGGAAACTTAGCTACACCTTTTAGTGCAGCAGTTAGTTAATAGGAGAACAATATGAGCAGTAATGGAGAAATATGGGCAGTAACCCCTTCCACAAGTGCTACATACTATAGAGCTGCAGCATCTATATCAGGTGCTGGGGCTCTGACCCTACTCACAGACGACGCAGGTCCTAACGGCGTTGGTTATAAAGTTAGATTTACTTCAGCAGGAGACGACAGTGGAGATACCTTCACTATCGTTGGTATTACTGTGGCTGATGCACTAACAGGAAACTCAACTACAGAAGTCGTTACAGGTGCTGATACTGGGACAGCTGATTCTACTAATTTTTTTACTAAAGTTACAAGTATTACAGCATCAGGTGCTTCAGCAGGGAACGTAAGCATAGGGACAACTGGGTCTATAGCTTTACCTAGAACTCGACTAAAAGGGTTTTATTATTTAGCTAGTGGTAGTGGAGGTAGTATTAAATTAAATCTAAATAGTACTTCAGGTGCAGAATTGTTAAATATAGCAACACCAGCTAGTGCCACTGGCACGCAGGATATGTTCCTTCCTGGTATGGGTATATTAACAACCTCGACTGGTAACAGTATTAGAGATTTTGCTATAGTTACTATAACTAATGTAACTAATACAGTGTTATTTTGTGGATAGCTAGATATGGCTACCAGAAAGAAAGGAATGGGGATTAAAACTTCAGTTAAGTCTGGTAATTTTAGAAAGACTAAAGCTGGAGCAGGGATGACTAAGAAAGGTGTAGCAGCCTATCGTAGAGCCAACCCTGGTAGTAAATTACAAACAGCAGTAACTGGAAAGGTTAAAAAAGGTTCTAAAGCTGCTAAGAGACGTAAATCATTTTGTGCACGTAGTGCAGGACAGATGAAGAAGTTTCCTAAAGCAGCTAAGAATCCTAACTCAAGGTTACGTCAAGCTCGTAAGAGATGGAAGTGTTAACATGGAAGATAAAGTGCAACAAACTATAGCAGTACATTCGGCAGAGATAGACCATATGAAAAAGGATATAGACCATATCATTGTCAAAGTCGATAAAATGGATAAGTCTGTTGATGACATCAAAGAAACTCTTGCAGAAATTAGAGGTGGTAAAGCCGTTGCAATATGGTTCTTTGGTATATTTGGAGTGATTTTAGGGTCACTTGTAACTTGGTGGGTAGGTAAATAACTTAGGAGATTAGAAATGGAACATGGTAAGAAAAAGATGAAGATGCAAGAAGGTGGTAAGACCACTAGAAAGAAAAGAGGTATGCAGAATAAAGAAAGACTGCGAAAAGAAGCTGAAGAAAGGGCTAAAAGATTTAAAGGGAGAAGAACTAGAGGTCAGATAGCAGGTAAGAAAGGACCATCTTTTCCTAAAGCAGCACCTAAAAAAACAGGACCTAAAATGTCAGATATTATGGGTGGAGCTAGAGGCCCTATGGGACCATTAGGTGGACCAAAAGCTAGTGGTATGTCTAGAGAAGAGTTTAGAAAGTTAATCCTCAAAAGAGCAACAGGTTCTACTTTTGACCCAACAAAAGCTAACCGTGCAGGTCAAAGAATGGGTCAACGTAAAGCTGGTGGTAAAATTAAAAAGATGGCTATGGGTGGTAAGATGAAACCTGTAGATAAGGCAAAAAATCCAGGTCTAGCTAAACTACCAACAGAAGTTCGTAACAAGATGGGCTTTATGAAAAAAGGTGGCTTAATGGCAGCTATCAAAAAAGTTGATGCAGAAAAGATGTATGGTGGTGGTATGACCAAAAAGAAAATGAAAGGTGGCGGTATGGCCATGAAATATAAACACGGAGGCAAGACTGGTAAATGTCCTCGTGATGGTATCGCTATGCGTGGTAAAACAAAAGCGGGGCGTTAATCATGATGAAATCTAGAGGAATGGGTAGAATTAAACCCATAGCTTTTAACAAAGGTGGTCAAGCTAAAAAGACAGTCGGTAAAGTTGTTAAAGGTTTGAAAAAAGCTTCTAAGTCTCATGCTAAACAGGCAAAAACTTTAGCTGCCCTAAAACTTAAAAAAGGTGGTAGCACTAAAGATGCGTGTTATCATAAAGTTAAGGCTAGATATAGAGTTTTTCCTAGTGCTTATGCTTCAGGTGCCATAGCTAAATGCCGTAAAGTTGGTGCTGCTAACTACGGTAAAGGTGGGAAGAAAAAGTAGTGGCTGTCCGTAAGACTAAAAAAGGTCTTGCTTTAAAGAGATGGTTTAAGGAAGACTGGAAAGACGTAAGAACAGGCAAAGCCTGTGGTCGTCAAAAAGGTGAGAAACGTGGTACACCTTATTGCAGACCTAGTAAACGAGTGTCAAGTAAAACTCCTAAAACATCAGGAGAAATGACGGCAGCTCAAAAGAGGAAGCGTATTGCTCAAAAGAAAAGACTTGGGCAACCAGCTGGAAAACCACGTAGAGTGGCATCACTTAAAAGGAAGAAGAGGAAAACATAGTGAGAAAGAAAATTAAAAAAGCCGTTGGTGGAACTATAGAAAGCAAAAAGCTCTATAGAGGTATGAAGTTGGAAGATGGTTCACCAGTCATTTTTTCTCGAAAGGGTTTGATTAGCGATATACAAGCTGATGAAATAGCTGACTTAGAAATGCAAAAAAGAGTATTTATTAATCAACATAATAATACAGACTATGGAAATGAATTAATGAGAGCAGTCGGTGAGGCAGATTTAAAAAAGGTTCTAAAGATGTTAGATAAAGACATTGATGCTAAAAAAGCAGGTATGGTAGCTACATCTATATACCCATTTAAAAACCCTATTCCAACTTTACAAGGCACTGTACAAGACAAAAAAACTAAGAAAGAAACAGATAAATATTTAAAGAAACAAAAAAATATTAGAGCATTAAAGTCATTAGGTAAAAATACTACCAAAAAGAAAGCAGGTGGTAGGGTTAAAAAAGTCAAAGCCCATCGTGGTGATGGAATCGCTAAACGTGGTAGAACAAGAGGAAGGATAGTATAATGGCAGTATCAGGAACAACAACGTTTGATTTAGATTTAAATAATATTGTAGAAGAAGCATTTGAAAGATGTGGTTCTGAGTTGCGTACAGGATATGACCTACGTACCGCTCGTAGAAGTCTAAACCTACTTACTGCAGAGTGGTCTAACCGTGGTGTTAATCTTTGGACTATTGAAGAGGCTAATGTATCTTTAACTGAAGGCACTATAACTTATAATCTTCCAGCTGATACTATTGATTTACTTGAGCAAGTAATTAGAACAGGCACAGGTACAAACCAACAAGACCTTACTATTAACAGAATATCAGCAAGTACTTATACAAGTATACCTAGTAAAAATCTTACAGGTAGACCTAATCAAGTATGGATAAACAGACAAGCAGCACAACCGAATATAAATGTATGGCCAACTCCAGAGGATAATAGTTATACATTTGTGTATTGGGCACTTAAAAGAATTGATGATGCAGGTAACGGTGTGAACACACAAGATATACCATTTAGATTTTTACCTTGTTTAATAGCAGGACTTGCATATTACTTGAGTTTAAAGATACCTGAAGCAGGTGATAGGATTCAGTTTTTAAAAGGAGAGTATGAAGAGCAGTGGGCTTTAGCTTCAACAGAAGATAGAGAGAAAGCTGACCTTAGAATAGTGCCACGTAGGCAACACATATAGGAGAGAAGATGAAGAAAAAAACTTTTAAAAGCCATATGATGTACGACAAAAAAACGGGTAAAGCTGTAAAAGCTCCTACCATGGCTAAACATTTAGCTTTGAAGAAAAAAGGCTATGTACATACTAAACCTAGGAAGAGAAAATGAGTAGAAAGTATGCTTCAGGAAAATATACCCTTGCTGAGTGTGATAGATGTGGTTTTGTAAAGAAGTTAAAAGAGTTAAAAGAAATATTTATTAGGACTACTAACACTAATATTAAAGTGTGTAAAGACTGTTGGGAGCCAGACCATCCACAGAATATGCAAGGCATGTACCCTGTAGATGACCCACAAGCAGTGGAGGACCCAAGACCTGATAGAGATTTAGAAAACCAAAGAGATTTTCAATACGGGTTTAATCCTGTAGGGCTAAATAATCCTTTAGGATTAGCGGGATTAGAAAATAATTTAGAGGGAGCTGGCCAAGTTGGGTCAGTTACCATAACGACAACTTAGGAGTAGATGATGAATAAAGATAGAAAAGGTGTAAAACCAACCTATAAACAACCAGAGAATACGCCTGTACCTAACACAGGCGGTTATCCTGAAAAGGATGTAAAGACTGAAGGTGTAGTTACTCGTGGTAATGGAGCAGCTATTAAAGGAACTAAAGCTAGAGGACCAATGGCCTAATGAATTATACTGAGTTAGTAGCAGCAATAAAATCATATACAGAGAATGATTACACAACCACTGATGTTAATACATTTATTAAAAATGCAGAGCAACGCATACATAATACTGTGCAGTTACCTGACTTACGTAAAAACGTAACAGGCACAATGACATCAGGCAATAAGTATTTTTCTCTACCTAGTGATTGGTTATCTACTTTTAGTATTGCTGTTATAAATACTGACAACGAGTACACATATCTTTTAAATAAAGATGTTAATTTTATTAGAGAGGCTTTCCCTGATACTGACTCTGGGTTCTTTGGTAAACCTGAATATTATGGTATATTTGATGACACAACAATGATTTTGGGACCAACACCTAATGCTAATTATAGTGCTGAGTTACATTATTACTATTATCCACAAACTATTGTTACTGCTGGTAATACTTGGTTGGGGGATAACTTTGATACTGCATTGTTTTATGGTGCATTACTGGAGGCAGCTTCGTTTATGAAAGAAGACCCAGATGTAGTCACACAGTACACAGCAAGGTATAATGAAGTTATGCAGTTACTACAAAACTTAGGTGATGGTAAAAATAGACGGGATTCTTATAGAAGCGGACAAGAGAGGATATCAGTAAAAAATGGATAATAGAGCAGAGATAAAACAAGGTGTTGACTATGATGTACAAACTACATCATTTGGTGGTATGACACCAGAACAAGTAGCAGAGTTAGCTCTTGCTAAAATAATTTATGTGGGTCAAGATGCTAACCCTTTATTAAAAGAACAAGCACTAGCCTATAAAGATAACATTAGGCAAGTTCTAGTGTATTATATGAAACAGGCTATAAAGTCTAATCATACAACCATAGCGGATAAACTGCATAAGGCAGGGCATTCAGAATTAACTAAACTTTTGGAGATATAAAATGGCAATTTCACAAGCGATGTGTACTTCATTTAAAGTTGAGTTGTTGAATGGTATTCATGCGTTTAGCACAACAGTAGCTCGTGGTGACACATCTGCTGATAGTTTTAAATTAGCATTATATACTTCATCAGCTTCTTTAGGTGCTGGTACCACAGCATATACAACTTCTAACGAAGTTTCAGGGACAGGATATACAGCAGCAGGTGCAGCACTTACTGTAGCGACTGTTACATCTTCTAGTACTACAGCGTTATTAGATTTTAATGATTTGACGTTTTCAACAGCTACACTTACAGCTCGTGGTGCGTTAATTTATAATGACACACAAAGTGATAAAGCAGTTGCAGTGTTAGATTTTGGTGGTGATAAAACATCTACAGCGGGAGACTTTACCATAGTATTCCCTACAGCTGATTCTTCTAATGCAATTATACGTATAGCTTAGAAGGGGTGTTGAATGGCACTCGTTGTAAACGACAGAGTCAAAGAGACTACTACAACTACAGGGACAGGGACAGTCACTTTAGCTGGTGCCGTATCTGGGTTTGAGACTTTTGCTGCTGGTATAGGAAACAGTAATACTACATATTATTGTATTCAATTAGGAACAGAGTTTGAAGTAGGTCTAGGTACTTTAGCAAGTGATAGTTCAACTCTTGCTCGTACTACAGTTATATCAAGTTCTAACAGTGATAGTGCTGTTAACTTTTCTGCAGGAGCTAAATTTGTATTCTGTACGTTACCTGCTAGTAAAACTCCTATATTAGACGCAAGCGGAGATGTTACACTCTCTGGGACCTTATCGGCTAGAGAATTAGAATCGTCTAATGGTATAATTGCAAACAATGAAACGGTTAGTGCTAGTTATACTTTTCCTACAGGATATAATGCTATGAGTGTAGGGCCAATAACAATCGCTAATGGAGTAACAGTAACTGTCCCTAGTGGACAAAGATGGGTGATATTATGACATGTAAAATAAACGCAGATACTAGCGATGGTTTAAAGATAGTTTCTGATACTAGTGGTGTTGTTGAGATACAAGCCAATGGTACAAAAAGCAACAACATATCTTTTACAGGTAGAATAGTACAAACAGTCAATACTCAAACTGGAGCAGTAGCTACAGGAACCACAACTATGCCACAAGATGACACTATTCCACAAAATAGTGAGGGCGATGAATACATGACTTTAGCAATCACTCCGACTAATTCATCTAATAAATTAAAAATAGATGTCGTTTGGCATGGTTCAAATAACAATACAGGTTCTAATATTATGGTGGTTGCTTTATTTCAAGACTCAACTGCAAATGCTTTAGCTGCTGGTTCAGGTGGTACGCATGATGCTGCAAATGATATGCAGCATATTTACTTTTCTCATTTTATGACTGCTGGTACAACAAGTGAAACAACATTTAAAGTACGAGCAGGATTTAATGCTTCAGGCACAACCACTTTTAATGGAGCTGCTTCTTCAAGAAGATTAGGTGGTGTGTTTGCATCATCAATAACTATACAAGAGATAGAGGTATAAACGATGGCACTAACATTACATGGCACAGTAGCAGATAACACAGCAGTCTTAGATAGAAAAAGTGCTAAACCTATTATCATCAATGGTGATATGGCAGTAGCACAAAGAGGTACATCTTTTACTTCTCAAACAGGTGTTGCCTATCATTTAGATAGATATGAGATAAGTGCATATAATGTAGGTGATGGTGTTTATCGAGTAGACCAATCAACAGATGTACCATCAGGACAAGGTTTTAGTAATAGTAATAAAGTATCTTGCACAACAGCAGATACTTCACAAGATGCAAATAATCAAATGTATTTTCAAACACAACTAGAGGGAACAGCTACTTCTTTATTAAATTATTTTGTAGCATCACCTGATACAGTAACAATCGCATTTTGGGTAAGAGCAAACAGAACAGGTAGTTATTCATTTGGTTTAAAATTAAGTGA